GTTATGACCATTGAAAAAACAAAACTTTATAATAATAAAGCTAATAATGGTGGTTCTGACATTGCAAATGATGAATGGGGAAGGTTAACCCTTCAAGATTCCCTTGATTCCCTGGTTGGATTATTTGCAGATGAAGAACTCACTCCAACAGGCTGGTTTTATGATTACAGCAAAATAGAAGGTATTAGGATACCAGGAATGGTTGAGAAAATAGAATATACCCTTCTAAAACTGCAATTTGGGCAACAAGAAGAACCAACACCAGAAGAACCTGACCAACAGCCTGAACCTGATGAAGAAGAACCACAACCTGAAGAACCAACCCCTGAACCTGAACCAGTGACCCCCCCTACATCGCCAAGCAGGGGAACAAGTAGCTGGGGTTCATACACAGTGACAGCGAAGAAGGAAGAACCAGCACCCAAGGCGGTTGTATTAACCAATG